GGTCTATATATTTAGAACCAAAAATTAAAATAAATTTAAATCCTGGTGATATGTTAATTTATAGAGGTTGTGATTTAGCACATTGGAGAGATAAATTTAAAGGTAAATCTTGTTCTCAAGTTTTTCTACACTATAACGAGAAAAATGGTCCTTTTAAAAACAAAAATGTTTTTGATGGAAGACCCATGGTAGGTATTCATCCTGTTGATGTAGAATTAATTAATGAAATATTAGGCTAATTGTTTTTTTGTCCAAGCTTGATTTTCTTCATCCCAAGCAAGTCTCCATCCTTGATCAAACTCTTCTCCTGTTGGATGATCAGATTGTACTGGATCAATAGGTGCTGTCCACATACAAGTTTCTTCACTAAAAGTCCAAGAAGGATAATTACATTCAAAATAAAAAGCATCACGAGCTTCATCCCAGATGCATCCTTTACCTGCATAATTTTTTCTAAAAGCCTTTGATTGATCCTCGTGTTCTGTGCCGTCAGCGTTAAAGTATTTACCACCTCTAGTGTTAAAAGAAGTTCTTCTTACAATATGATCAGGATAAAATTTACCGTATTCAACTTCCCAATCTGTTCCTTGACCTTCGTCTTTTCCAAGGAAAACTTGAACAACTTTATTATCTGAATTTATAACTGCGTAATGTGCCATAATTATTAACTAAAAGTTACTGTTCCTGTTCCAGCTGTCACTGTGTAAATTTTTGCCGTTGGTGTAGTGCTTGGTGTTTGAGTTATACCAGGACTGAAAGTTGCTGTAAAATCAGTTGGTGTAGATAAATAAACAACACCTGAACCACCTGCAGAAGAACCAGAAGCATAAGCTGGTTGATAGCCGCCTGCTCCTCCTCCGCCTCCCGTATTTACGGTTCCTGCCGTTCCTAAATCAGCTCCACCTTTTCCGCCTCGACCGCCTCCGCCTGGGCCTCCAACGCTCGGTGATCCACCATTAATTCTAAGGCCTCCGCCTCCTCCGCCTGCAAGAGTCACAGGGGATCCTGTAATATTAGTTGTTTGTCCAGCTCCGCCAGCTCCAGGTCCACCACTTTGTCCTAAGTTTCCAGCTCCCGTAGCTCCTCCGCCAGCTCCGCCGCCAAATCCTGGGCCAGATGATGATCCTCTTCCTCCAGGATAACCTTGAGTTGGATTTCCTACTGGAACAGATGTTGGGCTTGGTGGTGCAGCAGGGCCGCCGCCATATCCACCGCCTCCCGATCCGCCAGGTTGTCCATCACTAGCTACTGGTGTTTTTGCGGGAGCGGGTAATGAAGGACTTGATGAATTATTTCCATAACCGCCACCTAAAGATGTAATCTCGTCAAAAACTGAATCAGATCCGTCAACTGGTTTAGTAGGAGTTGGATAAATAGCGGGAGCAACTCCTGCTCCTCCCCCTCCAACTGTTATTGTAAGAGCTTTGCCAACAACTGCGTTATAAGTAGATTCAGCTGTACCTCCAGCGGGACCTCCAGAAGCTTGTCCAGGAACATTTGTTCTGTACCCGCCAGCTCCTCCGCCGCCCGCCGCATGAGTTCCACCGCCGCCACCTCCGGCAACAACTACATATTGAACCTCTACAACTTTTTGACCTTGTCTCTGACCGAAGCCTCCTGCGGAAGCTGCTCCTCTAGAACCTATAATTGGCATCTTTCTTTAATCCTCCTATTAAGCGAATTGAGTCTGAGCTGCTAACGCTGTAAACGTAGCATCACCAGTCTTAATCGCTGTGTATGTGTAAACATCTAATGAGCTAGCATTACCAGCTGTTGGTGCTGCTCCACCTTGCCATTCTGGAGTTACAGAAGATCCATCAATTTGAAAAGCATTATTGTAATATGGTGTACCACCTTGTTTTACAATAAATGCTACAGTAATAGATTCACCTGTATCCATAATAGAGTTTAATGAATTAGATCCATCTCCTCTTAAGTTTACTGTGAAGTTTGCTGCTGCATCAGATGTGTAATTTAAAACTGCTTGTGTAATAACATCATAGTTAATTGTTCCAGTGGCTGCTGTTGCAGATGTTGTAACTTTTTCTGCAAGTTGTTGAATTTTACCACCACCATTTAATGTAACTCTACCAATTCCTTTTGGAGTTAAAGTCATATCAATGTTTGTGTCACCACCAGTAGCTGCTAAAGCTGGAGCATTTCCTGCTGCAGCGTTAGTTACTGAAAATTCATTTACAGCTGATCCTGTAGTTACAAATTTAATTTGCTCTAAACCGTTTTCGTCTCCGATGAAATTTCCACCATCGATTAAAATGTTTTGACCATTTGCGTCTAAGTTAGCTGAAAGTTGAGGAGCGTAGTCAGATGATAATTTCTCTAAATTAGAGTTAACCATATCTGTTCCGTTACCATAAAGAACTTTAGTTCCTTTATCAGCAGCAGCCCAAGTTACACCAGTTTGACCTGATACTTTAACTGTTACTGCGTGAGCTCCAGATGTTGAGTTTTTAATAATGTAATATTTTTCTGTTACTGGAACAATAACATCTACTGCTCCTGTAATTGTTCCTGTTAATTCTAACGCTATATTTTTAGCGTTTGAAACAGCACCATTTGTTGCAACTAAAGTTGCTCCTGTTGTAGCATTAAGTGCTACCGCTTCATAACCAGCTGATGCTTGCTCAAGAATTAATAAATTTGTGTTTGTAATTGTACCCCACGTACCTGAGTTTTCACCAGTCGCTTGTACGGTAAGTTTTAGAAAGCTTGATGTACTGTTTGCCATAGTTTTAAATCCTTATTTGTTCGTATTTTATTAAAATTAAGCAGCGGTGTCAACATTTTTCCAAGTGGGTGCTGTGCCTGTATCAACTTGGTTCCAGATAATAGCATTAAGCGATCCTGTGGCTGCTGTCAAGCTATTTCCTGATACTGTTATATTCGCATCTGCGTCAATGTCAAGGGTTCCTAAATTAATTGTTGCATTAATTCCAGTAGGTGTAGCAATAGTATTTGGTATAGAATCTACACTATTTAATGACACAGTTATAGGATTTCCAGAAACTCCTACAACTATAGAATCTGAGAATCCACCCCAATCTAATGCACCCCACGTAGATCTTCCCCAACCAGTGTTAATTTCTGTATCAATAGAAGGAAGACCTTGAACCACATTCATACCAAATCCTGTAGGTACTACTAAATTGTCTCCATCGTTATTCCATAAACCTTGACCCCATTCTTTTCTTCCCCAACCCACATTTACTTCAGCGGTTGCTGTTACTGTGCCTAAAGAAAATGACATTGAGAATCCTACAGGTATTAAAGTCCCTGGAATACCCCAACCTAATTCACCCCAATTAGTTCTTCCCCAACCTGAATTTACTTCAGCTGTTATTGAAACAGATCCTAAACTCGCTGATAAACCAATACCTGTTACTTGTGCTGATTCGTTTGGAGAGCCCCAAGTTTGATCATTCCAAGCTTTTCTACCCCAACCAGTGTTTACTTCTGCAGTTGTGGATACTGATCCTAAATTTATTGTTGTTGGAATACCAGTTACATCTACAGTTTGTACAGCAGTATTTTCATTCCATGGTTCATTTCCCCAGGCTTCTCTTCCCCAACCAGTGTTTACTTCGTTTGTAATTGAGACAGATCCTAAAGATGTTGATAGAGGTAATCCTGTTAATAAAGTTGTTCCTGCTTGTCCCCAAGCTGATTCGTTCCAATTTAATCTTCCCCAACCTTCCGCTATTACAGTCGTAACACTTACGCTTCCTAAATTTGCAGATACAGAAACTCCTGTTGGAATTGGTCTACTATCAGCGTCATTTCCCCATAGACCTTGACCCCATTCTCTGTTACTCCAACCCTCTTGCACAATAGCCGTTACACTTACAGAACCTAAACTAAACGTTGTTCCAATTCCGGTTAAAGTCGCTCCACTATTTCCTTGATCCTGCCAAGCACCTTGTGACCAATTTAAAGCTCCCCATGCATTTTGTACGAGATCTATTGGACCTCCCATTCCAATACCATGAACATAACAATAATAAAAAAAGTCAACATTGTTAGCAGGAGTAATTTCTACATATCTTGTTGTAGCCGCATTAAATAAAGAGGTATTAGTATAAGATCCTACGTCTGAAGCTCCATCTAAATAATAACTTACCCCAGCACTTATTCTGTAAGAGTTTGGTGAACTAGCGTCTGTGGTAAATAATAATGGATGATTATTGTTTGAAGAATCACTTTGTTCAAATCTTAAAGTGGCTCCTTGAACCCAATCAATTTCACCGGGTCCTGTTGCATTTCGAACTCCGTCTAAATAGAAAACATTACCTGTGCCACCACCATACAAGCTTCCACTTGCGACAGTGACTGTATATGTTTTATCGGCCATAGGAGGCTACCTCCTAATTAACCTGATATCCTTAAGATACTGGCAGTTGATGTGTTTGCTGGGAATTGAATTGTAAACGTTCCAGATGTTGCCGTTTTATCTGATCCAAAATCTAAAACACAAACCGCAGCGTTTGACTGTGATGTGTTATAAATTAAAGCACCTCTTGCAGTAATTGTTGCAGACGTGAAAGATAAATTTGCAAACGTTGTTCTTGCAACACCAGCTGAAATAGAAGTTCCAGAGTTTACTAAAGCTCCCCCACCAGCTGAATAAGAGCCTGAGTTTGATACTTCAGTATTAGCTCCGCCGCCTGGGTTAGTAGCGTAAACAGTTGTTGCTGAATTTAAAGTTGCTGAGCTGGAATAAAGAGCTAGTTTGAAACTATTTCCACCAGATCCTGATGTTAAAAAATTTTGTTTTGCTTCTAATAGTTGTTGTTTAAAACTATTTGCTACCGCTTGTGTAATTGCCATTTTAACTCCTTATTGTTTTCCTATACGAGGAACACCAGCTTGATATTCATCTCGTCTTCGTCTTCCCATTGCTTCGATTGAGAAGGCCTCTACAGCTTGTTTATACCTATTTTCGTATAGTGTCAACTGATCTTGTGGGCCTTTTAAAAATCCGTAAGCCTCGACTAGGCATGCATACAAAAGTCCGTTGGGAAAGTTCGTACCTAAATATGAGGTACTATTTGTAGCGGATAATCCAGTGGGTTTCAAGATATAATTTATCTGAATTTCATAAGTTTGATCTGGAACAGGAGCAAATACAATATTGTTGGCATCCCACCAACCATAGTATTTTGGCTCTCCAGTAGCATCTGTAGGGTTATATTCGCTCATAAAATTAGTGTCTCTAAACTGTAAAAAGCCTCTGTCTTCGCTGCCACTTGGTGGTTTAACAATCTGAGCTGATCTAATAACTAAGGTATCTTGAGGAACTAAAACATATCTTTGATTAACGACTAAATTAGCTGTTGCATAAAATCTGTTATTATCCGAATCAACATCTCTTAAAATTCTAAATTCAGCATCTTCAATAAAACCTTGAATAATAGTATCGGTAAACACTGTTGAACTAACTTCTGTGTAATCTCTAATTTTTTGTTTTAATTCTAAATATGTCATGCTCTATCATTTAAAGGACTTACAATACTTTGAAATCCTCCTCCTGTTTCTGTTGATGTTGCAGCTGAATTAACTGTAAAACTATAACTATTTTTTACAGTAACTTGTGGTGGTTGTCCAGCTTGGTTAACCGTTGTTTCAATCATTGTTATTGGATAAGACCCAAAAACAATAGCTCCAGAGCTGTGAGCTCCAGCTATAGTAGGATTTAACGTTAAGCCTCTAAAAGGCGCTGCAGATGCTCTTATTAAACCACTTAAAACATTACCTGCTTTTGAGCTATATTGAATAACTTCATTTTGAAATTGACCTACAGTTATATTTTCATTTGGTGATGGTAATATACCAGGTTCAATAACTTTTTGAATCATTAAATATCCTGAATTTGGATAATAAGTTGCATCAGTTAAAGTTAAAGATCCAACTTCAGTGGCTGTTAAATCAGAAGCCAAAGTAGTTTTTAAAGTAAACGCGGCTACTGGAACACCGCCAATGGGTCTTGGTAATCCTGTAAATCTAACCTGATCATTATTTACTAATCCACTAAAAGGTTGACTAACTGTTATTGTTGTTGTGCCATTAGTTGAAAAAGGATTTTCTGGTAAAATATCAGTTGTAGGTGGTTCTTTTCTTGCAGGTCTTGGATGTTGTAAACCTTGAGGGTCGGCTGTAAAAGGTGTTGGTTCTAATTGAGGTTGCTTAGGTTCAAACTCAGAAGTATGGACTCTTGCACCATTCCATTCTCTAACCATTTCTCTGTATGGAAACTCTAATCCAGATCTGTCTGAAATAAATTTTGCGTATTTTCCTCGTGCTGTGTTTCCCATAATTATGCTGTAGGATAGTAGCTTTTAGGAGATATAAACGTACTTGATGGAGATCCGTCTTCTGCTAAAGCTCTAGCCAATTCATCCTCGTATATTAATTTTAAAGCTTGTGTTTCATCTTTTTTATATTTCATAGATAAGTAATAAGTTAAGCCGGCAACCATACAAGGTACAAATCTGTATGGAACATTAGTTGCGTTTGTGTAAACACCTGCATCTTGAATTCTTTTCTCAAAATTAAAATTAATAACTTGACCATTCTCTGAAGATCCGGGTGTTAAATATAATTGAATAGTTACTCTGTCTATAAATCTTTGAACAAAATATTGTGATGGCTGACCTGTAGCCGATTTATTAGATAAAGCTTGATAAGCTGATCTATTTATTTTTGATAAAGGTGAATCAACATTAGAGCTATTTCTAAAAGAAGCTTCTAAAATATCAGAAGCACCATTTACAAAATTAGTGATAGCAGCACCGTTGGAGTGAGTAGCTGCAGTTGTTCCGTTAACTCCCCTTGTTACTCCAGTTAATTCTAAACTATTAAATCCTGTGTAGCTTATATTTTCAGAACCCACATTAATTGTTCCTTCTGTAGGCATTCTATCTTTTGAAGCGATTGTAATTCCAGTGGTTTGAGAAGTTGTAGTTATGGCTGCTGTTAAAGTTGAAGTAACTCCGTTAGAATTTCCGTCACCTGTAGAACGATAAATGGCATATTCGTTTTGACCATTAACTAAAGTAATATTTGTATTTCCTACTTCCCAATAATGAAGTCCTCTATTACCCCACTCTTGAAACATTATGTTTAAAGATCTTCTTGCGGTTTTTAAATTGTAACCGCTCATATCAAACAGCCCAAGTCTGTTGTAACACTCTTCAACTATCTCATCGATATAAAAAGTTTTTTCAAACGTTGTAGTTCCAGAAGTCGTGTTGGCCATTAGTCAGCCTCCTAATCTTGGTTTCCGCCGCTATGAAAAACAGTAATAGACGTAACTTGTTCAGTCGTAAAAGTTGCATACACATCTGTTTTAAATAAAACAGGTCTTGGAAACTCAACCATTTTAGATTCCGCAACAGCTGCTTTTGAAAGAGTTACTTTTGCACTTCCACCAGATCCTCCATCTTTTAAAACGATGTCTCCAGCAGTCGCTGTTCCAGTATAATACAATCCGTAAACTCTTGTTCTTCCAGACTGAACTGTTCCTGTCTCAGTCGTTTGTTGTGTTGCTTCGTTATCTGATCCGAATACCATATTTTTTCTCCTAATATTTGGTCTCGGTGGGTATCAAAATCATATAAATGTCCTGAAGTTTCCCACCAAGATAATTAATTATTATAGATCTGCTGCGTCTTGAACAGAATTATTTTGTAAGTACATAACAGTAACTGTAGCTGCACCAGTTGTACCATCTCCATTAGCACCTGTAAAATCAGCAAGAACTTGTATGTCAGTTGCACCAACATTAGTTGCTTCTGTATCTAAAGTACCATGAGTAGTTGCTAAAGCTTTAACATTAGCTCCATTTATAAATGCATCTCCATCCGCTACGGTTCCCACTGAAACAGTTGCTGCACCACCATCATTATTCACTGTAGTTACGTTAAGAATAACGTCTACTATTTGTGAATTTGCTGGAACTACTGCGCAAACTTGATTTAAATGTGAAGCACCAATAATGTCAACTTTTACTGATTGAGCCATTACAACTTGTCCAACATTCGCAATGTTAGATCCAAGTACTGTACCTGTTGTGTTTGAAATCGTTCCCGCTCTTACCGGTCCCGAAAATGTAGTATTTGCCATTTTATATTCCTCCTAGAATATGTAAATATAGTCCTCTAGGGTTGTCGACTATACGCGTCTATATTTACTTTTTATTATTAATGTATAGTGATTTAGATATATAGCAGATTTTAATAGAGTGCAAGAGAACCTTATAAGAAAGTGCGATTTCAGCGATGTAGCGTTTTTTATGTTACGTAGCTACAGAAACGTTGGGTTGAGCAGCATCTATCTTATTAATCAAGTGAGCTTCTTTAGCTTCAGCTTGCTTAATGTGATTAATGACTTGTCTTATTTTGTCATCAATCCTTACCATATCAAGAGTATATCTTTTCTCTTGATTATAGTGCTGCGACCACTTCAGTTCTAGACTCCTTTTTTCCGTGTAAAGGTTCTGAACGTGTGTCATTTATAACCTCCTCATAGGTTAACCACAATTTGGATTTACTAGTAAATCCGTCTTTTTCCCAGACTATATCATTTTGTCCTAGCTTGTCAACTAGTGCATCTTCAAAGGCTTTATCCTCATCTTCTGACACAAGATTAAAGTCAGCATGATAGCCATATGCTCTGATTTGTACTCTGAAATTTTTCATGGGTTCTTTCTTTCTATCATAAAAAGGGGGCCTTCAACAGCCCCCTTTAAATTTATTTATTACGCTCCGTTAGAACCGTAGATACCTCTATAGTCAGATACGCCAAATACGTATCTTTCTCTAGCTTTGTATCTTACGTTTCCAGTATCAAAGTCACCTTCCATAGCTGTTTTGATAGGTGATCTATCAAAGTACTTCATACCATTTGGTACATCAGTAATAATGAAGAACTGATCAGGATCAGTTAAGAAATTGTTCACTCTGTAACCTTGAGGAACCATTCCCATAGATCTGATAGCATTGATATCATTATCAGCTGTAGCTGTTCTACCTTGAGAAGCCATTAGTCTCTCAGCTGTGAATTGAAGAGCTGAAGGAATAATTAATTTTAATCCTTTTGCTGCAATCAATAAACCTCTTTCGTCAGTCATTTCAGCGATGTCTATTAAAGACTGCTCTAATGACGTTTCGTTAAGGTCAGCTTGTACTGCTAACGTATTCGCAACGTTTCCAGCGATTGTTGGGTGAGATCTGCTAAACAAAACTGTGCTGTCACCAGATTGGAATGTAGTAAATCCATTCACAAGAGGTGTTACCGCTTTTGTTTGTTTAGTCTGAGCCATAGATCTTGCTAACGCTTTTGTATATCTAGACGCAAGTCTGTCATACAAGTTGTCCTCGATTGCTTCTTCAGTAATCGCGAACGCTAACGCAACAGTTTCCATAGTGTATCTTGCCGTGTATGTTTCTTGTGCGTTGTCAAACACTACACCAGAACCTTCTGGTTTAGTTTGTGCTTGTCCAAAGCCAGATAACATTACTTCTTCTTCAAACGCTCTGTCTGAAGTTTCAGTAGCATAGATCTCAGCATGTTGGTTTTCGTATTGTTTATACTCCAGGCCGAAAAGGGCGTTTAAACCTGGTTCTAGTTCTTTAACTAGTTGTCCTCTACTTATTGCCATAGTTTATCTCCTTATACTCCTACAGTACCCTTCAAGAAGTGCTCGTTAATGCTGCAAACAAAGTTTGCGTTTGTAGCGTACGTAGTCACATTTGAAGTGTTATTGTTTTCTGCGTCTTTAGTCACACCAAGTACTCTCAATTGAGCTGTACTTGTAGTAACCGTAGATGCGTTTAGTTCAGACTTGGACTGAAAGTTTGCTGTAGTCCCAGCCGTAACTTCGATGTCCGCATTTAAGAAAACAGATGTTAACGCTAATGCAGCGTTAGACTGAATCTCAAATCTTTCATACGGGTCATCTGATATAAAACCAACAATGTCCGTTGCCGTATTTGAAGCTTTCAAATGGTTAGCGAACGTTGGCTTGTTTGTATTGGCGTCGGTAAAAAACACACCAGTAAGTGTACCGATTAAAGTATCACCTGCAGCCGCTTGTGCAATTGTTGCAGTGTTGATTGCTTTTACAGCATCGTTCTGAAAAATTGCCGGGGCGCTAGCAGCGATATTATATTCTGATAGACCTTGGTTGTCGTTATTTTGACCAACTTTACCAATTGCTCTCATTCCGAATGGAGCATCTTTGTTAGTTGCCATGTTTTTTTCTCCGTTTGTTAGTTAATCGTTGGTCTAGGAATCGTTAAAAAATTAACTTTTCTTTGTACCACCGAAGTTTACACGAGTTTGTCTATCGATATTGATAGGCATACTCTTATGCTGTTGTCCTTTAAGATCGTGATCCATTGCTTCAACGACTTGCTCATGTTTCTTTTGATAGTGAGCATTTCTTTGTTGCGCGATCTCAACAGGCACTCTTGCCAGCAACAAGCCACCAACTCCGATCACTCCAGCGTATTTGCCGTCTTCAACTCTTGGATAATCACCGTCAGGATATTCATCGGCTCTTACTAATTCATAACCAGATCTTAATCTGCCCTGAATGTTCTTAGCATCGTTGAAACCCATGGTTTCGGCTCTTAGCCACCTATGTTGAAAACCAGTAGGCGCTGGTGGTGCATCTAAATTTGATGGTGGAGTCCAAACTTTTTTCTTAGAGCTCTTGTCTCTAGTTTGGCTCGCACGGGAAGTTCTTTTTTCTATTTCTTTTGTCATATGCTTATACCTCCTTCGTGATTTGACTTAATTGTCTTGCATACTCTTCGAGTGGCACACCTAATTTTTTAGCGATTGTTTGCTGTGATGGCGTGAGTCTCACAGTCTTGCGTCCAGGTCTTACACTTCGCTTCGCTTCAGCTACTATTTGTGTAGGTTTGGCCGTTGGTTTAACCTCTGTTGTACCAAATTTATTAGGAAATTCAAGTCTTATTCTCTTATCTATTTCCACATAATATTCATTACTATTAGGATCGAACCCTTCATCTTCAGTTAATTTCTTATGAAGATCAAATGCAGTGTATGTCATAGCACTATCTTTACCAAACCACTCGTTTCTAGAAGCCCATTCTTCCGCTCTTGGGTCTTGCGTAGGTTGTTTTGGTTGTAATACTTGATCAAGAGTTGGTCTAGTTTCTGGTTTAGCTTTAGTTTGCTCTTCAGCTTTTGCTTTAGCTTCTAACCATTGTGCTTTTCTAACTCCTACTTCAGATATTTCTGCCATTGCGTCAGCCTCTGCATTTACATCGTTAGCTTCTCTAGCTTTTGCTAGTTTGGCTTTCGCTGCATCTAAACCTGCAGTAATACTTTTTTCAGTGGCATCAAGAAAACCTGGTTCTAATTTTCCAAGTTTTGCTTCTACTGCTTTTCTGTTTGCTTCAACTTTTTGAGCGTAAGTGATAGCGGCTTCTTTTTGTCTTTCCGCTTCTCTCCACTTCTTCGTAAGTTTAGCAATTCTTTTTTTAACACCATCGCTGTATTCACCAAGTTCGTCTTTTGGTTTTTCTTCTTCAGCTTTAGGTTCTTCTGATTTTACTTCTTCCTTGGGTTCTTCTTTTGTCTCAACAGGTTTTGTTTCCTCTTTGACAACTTCACGAACATTTGGATTTTCAACTGTTTCTTCTTTTTGTTCGACAACAGCTTCGTCTTTTGTTTCTTCTATATCTACATCAACTTCATTTCCTGAAGTATCAATAGGAACGTTTTTTTCAACGTCTTGCATAGTTATCTCCTATGTTAATATTGATGGACGATATCTTCTGGATTTTTGATGGTAGCTAGAACTTCATCGTCGTTTAAAAGTCTAACTTCCCCACCGTCGATCATGATTCTGCTTCCTGCATATCTTGCAAAAACTATCCAGTCACCTTTTTTACACCAAGGTCCTTCTGGAAATTTGTCTTTGTCATAACAGTGTGGTCCCATTTCTAAAACGAGTCCGCAGTTTGATCCGACTTGCTGTCTTTCTATAGTTTCTTCTGATAGGAATAATCCACCTTTTGTTTTGGCTGCCATTTTAAAAGGTAAGACTAATATTCTCCAACCGGTTGGTTGAGGTAATTTTGTAGATTCTTTGTTTTGAATTTTGTCTAAAACTTCTTTTTCTTTTTTTTCAATATCTTTGTTTTCTTTTTGATATTTTTCTTCTAACGCTAATTTAGTTTTCGGTATCGCGTTTGAATCTGATAATTGTTCCGTCTTCATTTTTTTGCTCCTTCTTTGGTTCTAGCAGGTTAGAGATTTCCTGTGAAATTTTTAAATAGGCATGTGCCTGTCCTAACATGTACTTGTATTTCTCCATATTGTCAACCCCACCACCTATCATAGTGTCACCTAATCCTTGGTAGGATTCCTTTAAATACTTTTGTATTTTATCTATTATTGTTATTGGATCTTCCATTATTTAACGTACCTTTCTATTATTTTTATTTTCTCTTCTGCATCCACAATAACTTGTAGAAGTTTGTCCATTTCATTCAAATGTTGAGGATGTTCACCTATTCCTACAGAACTTTTAGTGTAGATATTTAAAGTTGCTATTGATTCAGCAATTTGTGCTTCGTATCGTTTCTTAAGTGCTTCTAGCATTTCCATCTTTTTCTAGCTTGACGTAGTCTAGAATTAGGATCTTTTGCTGCCTTTGGAAATTTTTTCATTTGGCCTGCGCTTCTTGCACAGTACGACTTACGTCGATTTGCAGCTTTTGATCCTGGTTTTACTTTACCCGTCACGGCTGTTTTTAGTTTAGAACCCGGATTTTTTCTTCTGTAGGCCATGACCCCGGCTTGAGTCATACCTGCTCCAGACTTTGTAGGTCTAAAGTTTTTTTTATTTCTAGCTGGCATTTTTGCTCGACCACCATCTTTAAATCCTGGTGCGTCTACCATTCCAGCATAGTATTTTTTATAACTTGAATTTTGTGCGTTAAGAGTTCCTTTTGGAGTTTGAAAATCACTCTTCATGTATGAACCAATATATTTTGAATTTGGCATTCTCATACTAGTCCTCCGAATCTTGCAAATGTTTTTACGTTAGTTGGTTTAGGTCCAGTATTAGATACTTGTCTTTTTCGTTTGACAGCACTCGCCTTTTGCGAGCTTGACATTCGTGTGGCTTTTGCAAGTGGCACGCATTTTGGATACTTCCGCTTGCTTCCCTTCTGACGACCGCAAGGTTGATATTTCCCGTCTTTCTTCGGTGCTCCTATATCTACCCACTTCTCGTCTAACCATTCTTTAAGACCTTTTTTTGCCATTAAATTATTTGTGTTTTTTTATGCTTAATAACTTTACCTTGGCCTCTTCCCATTACGCCACCAACAACTCTTCCACCACTCTCATATTTTTTAGCTAGAGATGGAGAAATTTTGTTTTGTACACCTTCTGGTAATTTACTAAAGCCTTTAAATTTACTTGGTACATTTTTAGCCATTGCAGATCCTCCGTTTGCTTTTTTAGTTCGACCAACTTTGCCCTTACAGTATTTAGATGCCCAAATATTTGCATAAGCCGAAGGGTATACCTTAAACTTACGTTTTGCTGCAGCTTTTCCTGAGGGACAAAGTTTAGCCACTATTTATTTATTTTTCCAGATTTTTTAGCTTTAGATCCAGATCTTCCATAAGAATCATCTCTAGAAGCTTTTAATTGCTTCTTAGTTCTTTTCTTTTTGATTCTCATAGCAATAGATTCATCTTTTCTAGCGTTGTAACCTTGTTTCTTCTTGCCAACTTTACCACCTTTTTTGTACATAGCACCACCTCTCATGCCCATGTCATCTTGGTAATAACCAGATTTCATATCTTTTCTTGCAGTCGACATTGATCCTCCGCCAGCTTTCATGGCTCTTCCGCCAGATTTCATAAATCTAACATTTGATCTTACTCCGTTTTGTCTCATTTTTTACCTCCTCTAAAAATTTGTGTTCCCTTGATACCATAAATACTCGCCACGACAAGGATCCACAAATTTGTAAACCATGACGGTAATTGCGAGAACATGTCAAAAAACATTTTGACCTTGTCCATCGCTGTCGGGTCGTCTGATACGACTGCCCATGCCAACACCGCTACCGGAGTTGACAATATTATAAGAACGGCTTCGTCCTTCCAATCTGATTGTCTCGCTTCTAACAATTTACCTTGGTAAGCTTCCTCACCTCGAGCTTGTTTTTCTGCATGCAATAATTGTGCTTCAGACATTGCCATTTTAGCTTTTTGTCTGTTAGCATAAATTTTAGAACCAGCTTGTGCGGCTAATTTAATCGCTTGTAGCCACATAAACTAATACCAAGTTGCTGTTTTTTTCTTATCAGCTAGCATTCTTCTTCTACCTCGAACATCAACTGTATTTCCTTCGTTGATTTTGTTCACAGGATCGTCTTGGTTGGTAATAATTTTAGATCTTGGGTCTACTGCTACTTTCCCAACCTCTTCTTTATACTCAACACCACCTGTTTGGTAGCCGTCTTTACCAACTCCTAGCTCTTTAGTTATTTTAACCATAGTTTTCTCCTTATTAAATAGTTTATACCTACTTTTTAGGGAAATTTCTACCGAAATCAAATTTTTTGCCTGCGGTAGACATTTCCTGCTTCGTTAAACTTGTTGCAGCTCTTAATTCAGCTAAATCTTCCGTCTGATCTAGCTTCTGTTGGAAGTTAGCCTGGTTCATCATAGCTTTCATACGATCAAGATTGATTCTTTCTTCATCATCTTCAGCTCTTCTTTGATTTTCGGCTGCTCTCAAGTCTAATTCTCTTGCTTTTAACTTAGTTAATGGGTCAGCACCTAAGCCACCATTAATTTCTGAGTCTTCTTTTTTAAATTCTGCCATCATTTCAGCAATCAATACAGCTTTTCTAGACTCAATCTTTTGCATCATGTTCATTAACTGAGGTTGAAGCTGCGGATTTTGCTGAATTTGTTGTTGCATCATAGCTACTGTTTGTAATTCTTGTGCAAATTCTATTTCAATCTGCTCTTGAGACATTAATGAAATATGTTCCATAATATTTTTCTCAATACTTGCTACCATCATCGGTGAATTTTGTACTAAGTTAGTAGCTAAGAAATTTAAATGCGCCGTAATGTGAGCTCTATGATCTTGACCAGGGAAAGCTTGAAAAGGTTTACCTGCCATTGCATCAATATGTTCTAATGCAGGATCTTTTGGCATTGGCGGTTGTGGTTTTTTTAATAACAAATCAATATCTTTTACACCTAACGCTTCATACATATTTCTATACGCTTGATAAACGTTATGGACTTGTGGATTGGAAACTGCCAGCTGAAGTTCCGTTTGTGCGAGAGAGATCCTCTGTGTTTGAGAAAATATATTTGGATCTGCAACTGGCAGTATATCAACTCGGTCATCAAAGTCAGCTTGTTTAACTGTTCGCGAACCACCCACAACATCATAGGGGTATTCTGGTGGGAGGTAAAGTTTATAGACTCGAGCTAATAATCTAAATTCACTTTTTAGTGAAGCATATAATCTTTTATGGATCGCCGACATTGTTCTCGATCCTCTTTCTAGCAATGCTACGGTCGTACCCACAGCTGCTTGTTGATTACCCTCTCCTACTTGCAAGTCTGCTATTGAAGCAAATCTTTGACCTGCTTGTACTACGACGCCCATAAGCTGTAACAAAGTTTGTGATGGTTCCTTAAATGGAAGCATCATAAATGAATCTTTTATATTTCCACCAGGAGCATCTACATCTCTAAACTCTCCAGGTTGAATTGACTGTGCATCATCTCTGATTCTAATTCCTCTTTGTTTAAACCCTGCAGGTAAGTTAGATAAAGTTCCTGCGTCTAATAGTTGTCGTAAGGCTTGTGTTGCTGTTCTTGATAGTCCACCAATCATGTGAATTAAACCTAGGCCATAGAAACCAAGACCAGGTAAAAATTTAAAGTGAGTGAAATATTTTATTCTAGATTTATTAGGATCACCAATTTCATAGTTTCTTCTAATAGATAAAATAGATCTTGTTGCTTCTTCTAAAGTAACAATGTACGGAAGTTTAATCCCTGTTGGGTTACCATCCACATCTTTATCTTCGTATCCTTCTAAATCTAAATCCGTATGTATTTCTAAAAGCGTAAAAACATTTTCTTGTGCTGTTTTTCTAATTCCTTCTAGTTCTCGTTCTTTAGCTTTAAGATCTGAAGTTGTTGTAGCATTATCAGTCGGTGTTCCTAAATCGATATCTCTATAGAAACCTGCTACTTGTTGTTTACGCAAAGTGTTCTCGTCCATTTTTAAAACATGAACGATTGCTTCCGCATCGTCTAATGAGGTAGCCGTATACGGAACAACCAGATCATCTGCCGGTACAAATTTAGAAACTGCACGATTCATTAATTCATCGTAATACGTTTTCTTAAATGCTGAACCCGCTAAAGGTAAATAAAATAATAATTGATCAAAGTCAGGTTCGTACTCTGGCATCTTTTCCATAAGTTCGTAATTCATGTAATCTTTGACTCTCTCTGCTTGTTGAGTTTTTTCTGGAGTAACTTTTCCAACGACCGCTGTTCTTACTGGTCCTTCGGCCGGGAGTAATTCTTTATAAGCCAAAGCTTGAAATTGTGTAACCGCTTCTGCTAAAACTGGATGCGTAGCACCACTAGCGTTTTGAAAAGGTTCTGTTTTGTCTTCGTATTTAAATCCTAATAAATCTAATCCTGATGTATAAGTTCTTTCCCAGTCTCTTCTAGATTCTTTATACTCTTCAAAATTTGTTTGTAGTTGTGTGCCTAATGGATCAAGAATCTCATCACCAAGGAACTCAGCTAAATTAGAATAGTGCTCGTCACCTTCTTCAGGAGCAACGGCTCTAGGATCAAAGTTTACATCTACTGATCCATCTTCGTTTTGAATCGTTTCAACACCATCAGGAGCTGTTACTTCTTCAGTAACTTTCTCTTGTACTTTTTCTGTAATCTCCTCTTGAGATGGTATTTTAACTTCGCTTCTTGTGTTTGGTAATGATTTGTCTACGTTGTCCGCCATTATATATTTTCTCCTTTACCTCTTTAACAGTATTATAGGATATATTCAAGCCTTGAGGATTAGGGCCTGATTTTGGAGGCAACAGATTTGTTTTAGGGTATTTCATTATACCTTCAATATTCCAGCTACGCCGCCATTAGCTTTACTTTGAGCTTTTCGTTTTATTATAAGATCTACTAGACCTGGTCTAGCTCCGGTAGTGAATATGATTTTTTCTACGTTATCTTCTCCCTCATCAATCATTCTCTCAATTGCTTTTATCTGCATATCTATAATTCTTTGCGAAGGGACATTTTCTTCTCCAGATGGTTTAGTATAACCTAAATCAATTTTACTTTCGCCTTCTAATTCTTTTTGCATATCCTCCTCTTCTTTTTTCTTATCAAATTTTATATAAGGTCCTTGATCTGTAGCTGGACCTGGTTTATTAACACCAAATTCTATATCTGTAATTTCATTAACCATCGTAGGGTTTTGTTTAACTTCTTCTTTTAAAGCTGCTAATTCATCTGGATCTAAAGATCCGTTAGCTAAACCAATTCTTAATGCAGTTATAACTCCACCATTAGCTTTTTTATCAGGATAATTTACTCCACCCATTCTACTGATGTAATCTGTTAAACTTTCTCCGGCTTCTACTAAAATACCGTTTTTGTAATCGTCTATAAGTTGTTCGTAACTATTTTCCATATTAATAAAACTTCTTTGCTTTTCGTGGTCCTTGATCCTCTTTGTAATCTTCAGGATGCTCTATCAAACCACCTTGTCTAAACCTCATCACAGCTTGTGTCATACTATCGACCAAGTCATCGTGATCACCATAAGGGAAAGCAGCACACTCTTCGATAACATCTTGAGCAAACTCCATATGAGTAGGTGCCCAGATTTTACCACTTTCAAACAATGGGGAAACTGAGTTGACACGAGTATGCTTGTCATTTCCCTTTGATGGTGAGAAATTTATAACAGGTATTCCCTGCTTTCTCAACTCATAAGTTAGGGGTAGCCCTGATGCTTTAGATTCTACGATAACTGTTTCAGGTTGCCAATATCCGTATTGTTCTAATGCGATACGCTTTAGTTCTGGAAACTCGACTCGACCTTTCCATGCATCAATCAACATTAAACAAGGACCTGAATCTTCATCTTTTTGAAACACGCCCCAGGTTGTAATTGCAGAAAAATCGGCAGAAGATTTTTTCATAAATGCAGTATCATAAGATTGTATAACATGTCTTAATGCTGGAAGATCATCTGCATCCCAATCTTGCCACCATTCTCTTTTGATCAGTGCTCCTTCTTCCGAAGTTGGATTTTGCATGTATTGTGAATTCCATTTTGATCCAGGTAATGTTGCTTTAACAGCTTGTAAATCTTCTAGCTTCCAATACTCTGGCCAGCATGGTTTACCTGATGGCATGATAGCAGGAAATTCTATTAACTCCCATTGATCAGCTTTAGGTTCTTTTTGTGATTTGATTAATTGTCCAGTTAAATCTTTTTGATGCCAACGAGTCATAACTAAAACAATTGTACCACCTGGCTGCAAACGTTGCCTAGGTCCAGAAGTATACCACTCGTACGCACGTTCTAATGCTTGCATGTTTAATGCGTCTTGTTCAGAATGTGGGTCATCAATAATTAATAGATCAGCACCCCTCCCAGTAATTGCAGATCCAACACCGGCAGCATAGTATTCACCACCTTGTTCTGTTTCCCATTTTCCTGCAGCTTGAGAATCTTCCTTGAGCCTTGTTTCAAAAACCTGTTTGTATTCTTGCGAGTCCATTAGGTTCTTGGTCTTTCGTCCAAACCTTACAGCTAATTCAGTATTGTGTGTTGATTGAATTATTTTTAATTTTGGATTACGGCCCACTAACCAGGCAGGTAATAGATAAGATGCAAACTCAGACTTTGTATGTCTTGGTGGCATATTGATAATAACTCTTTTAATTTTACCAGATGCGATTCGGTTAAATTTTTCCGCAATTTTTTTGTGATGCTTTCCCTCAATAAAATCAGGCCAAACGTGTTTTACAAAAGACATAAAATCTGACTGTACTTTCTGAGTCGATTTTTTATTCTCCCACTGATTCATTAATAAACTGAACTCACGTCTTACATCAGCCGGAAGCTTTTCAAAATTCTGCAATTTTTTTGGGTCTATATTCATAAACTTAAAAAGTATTTTAGGGACGTCTATCTCTAAAACTTACACTATACTGTACAGTATTGGGACCCCTTTTGCAAAAAGGGTGATTGACGTTAAAAAAAAGGTTTTAATTCCTGGATCGGTTTGGGACCCCTCGAGGCCCCGAAGGGGCCGAGATATGCCCGGCCCGAAGGGCCGAATAAGCCGGGCGCCCGCAGGGCGCCGACCCATTATGAACAGTTATTCTATTGACATACGTGCCGCCAGTTTATGTCGGCAAGTTTATTGAAGTGCTTGCCGTAAAACTTCCAACGGCCTCGCGATATATATTCAATGTGATGAAGCTTCTTAGTCTTGTAGTCTCTAATTGCGTAGGCATTGGGGAAAATGCCTACACGCTGAACTTTACTAAATCTACGTTTTGAATATTGGTGTCGAATTGTTTTATACATTCTTAGCCTTGAACCTTTTATCTTGCTTCGTCATTCTGATTATATCTAACCAAAACTTCTCCCTGTTTTGTAGCCCCATAACTAACGCCGCTCTCCATACAATGCCGAGCGGAATTTTTATATTATCCTCAAACATTAGACCGCCTTCGTGTTTGAAGTATCTAGATATCCTGTCATTTGTGTTCATGTTTCCTCCGTTGTTATAACTGTTATAGGATACTCCTTTATTTAAATCAAGCCAATTCACCCGGCGCGACCCAAAATGGACAGTTACATTTTGTTCTTGCGCCGTTCTCCTTTTGTCCTGGCTCGACCCAAAATGGACACCCTTCGGAACAAATCGTGAACGCTAATATACCACCGCCGTCCCCAGCCACCATCCTAGTGTATAGGATTTTCCTAGTTATGTCAATACACTATGTGTTCATTTTGGGTTTGTGTGGATATAAAAAAAGCGGGGCGGTTGCCCCGCTTTTTATTGGTTAGTTATCCTTGCGCCATTTTTCGTCTTGCTCGTATCGTCTTGAAAATGTGTCTTGCATATCGGCTCTATAACCCATAATGCCTATAAACACTATTCCAAGTAGCAAGATTGAGAGCCCTATCGGGCTCTCAACAAATATTAAATGTATTAGTTCAATCATATTAACTCGCTATCTGTTTAACTTTAGATGTATCAACAACCCAGGCAATGCCAATTTTCTTTGTTGATGTATCTAATTTTCTTATCAGCTCATCTGGTGTTCCCGCTTCCATAACTGTATCAATTGAGTGTTGTTGCAATTGCTCCAATTGTTTTAGCTTCTCACCTTCGGGCCTTTTTCTTATTTCTCTTTCAACTAACTCAGTCGCCCAGTCTCTCAATTGTTCTTCACAATCTGAAAGTGTGAGCTTCTCGTCTTGGTTAAACCTATAATTGTTCAGGTCCTTTTTTTCTTTTGAGGCCTTTTTCTTAAAAAAGGTTTTAGCGCTATCTTGAGCTTTTTTTAAATGCGCCTCCGCCTTCTTTAATTGGTCCAAGATTTTATCAGCTCCCATTTTTTTGGCTAGCTTGCCTACTATCTTGTTTGTTGCCTCGGTCTTGTATTGTTTTACCAATAGTTCCTGCTCCCTGATTAAAGGTTCGAAATTTCTTCTCACCTTATATTTGAAGTGGTCCAATTGATATTTAGTCATAGTTTTAGACATATTTCCTCCATTGTTTGTTTATATATCTGGTCCCAGATTATCCTATATAGAATAATAAGTCAAGGACCAAGGACCCAAAATGAACACATTTAATAATTGACATATAACTAGGAATATCCTATATTCTAATTATGAACAACGGAGGAAATATGTTAAACAAAGTAAATCATGACCTGACTAGTGCTTTTAAAATGATAAAAGACCTAGCGACTATGATAGGAACCAACGCCGAGAACCTTTTAAAACTGGGCAAAGTAGTTTCAACAAATACAGATAATTTGAATTTGTTAGCTACTAGGGTTCTTAAACTAGAACAAAGAATAAAGGAGCTTGAGAGCAATGAAACAACTTGAATTTAATTTCACTTGTAAGCATTGCGGTTGTACTCCTAAACCAGATGAATGGGCGGTCAATTCAAACAAGTATTGTATTGATTGCGAGCATGAAAGCAACGACTGGTTTAATGAGTGCGAATTAACAAATTTCTAGTTTAGAATTATTCTAAACTAGGAAGCCAATGGCGGGGAAACACCGGTTATTAATTTGCCCCGCCCTTGAGCCCTGGTCCATTAGGGAGGTGAGCAAGGTTTACTTGTCCCTGATGGACCTGGGGTCAAGTGTAGAACGACGATGGAGGAGACCTCCGATTGAGTCTAAGTCTTTAACTAGAGATAGGCTTGGCCAAAGCAACAAGCAACAAGCTTGACAAGGCTCAAGCTATAGGATAAGAGAGGAGTTATGAAAGTAAAAGAAGCGTTAGAAATTACGGGATCATTATCAAAGCCGAGCAAAATGCCAGGATGGGCTTACGGTTTACCTGCCAAAGAATGTAAAACAGGTTCGAAGCTTGCCAAAGTAAAAGGCAGCGTCTGCGATGGCTGCTACGCTCTCAAGGGCTGTTATGTTTTTAAAGTTGTGCAAGCTGCGCAATATAAAAGATTAAGGGCCATAAGATCCCCGCTATGGGTCGGCGCAATGAGCTTAATTATTAATTCAAAGAAATCAAAATATTTTAGATGGCATGATTCAGGAGATGTACAAGACGAAGAACACCTAATGAAAATTTTTGCTGTTTGTAAATCTACGCCAACAGTTAAACACTGGATTCCAACGCGTGAAGCGTGGGTTAAAAGATTCCTCCCGATTAAACCGGATAATTTAGTTATCCGGTTTTCCGCGACGATGGTCGACCAGGAAGCGCCAGAGAGCTGGCCCACGACTTCAACAGTCACCAGCTCACACAACAATGAAAATTGCCCTGCATTTAGAACTGATAAGACTGGAACTGTTCACACATTAGAAGCGTTTGATACTATGACCAAAGAAAAGAAAAAAGATTTAGATCTGGGCCACTGTGGCAGCTGTAGACGTTGCTGGAATCCTGAAGTTAAGAATGTAGCCTATGGCCAGCACTAGCCGGCTTATTCAAACTCAAATCGATTTAGTCCATGAGCAATGGTGCAGGGATAACGGGTATCCAGTCACAAGCCACAAGCGGCAGGCGCAAGCTCCAAGAATAAAGGCTCAAGCTCTAAGGCGCAAGCAGCAAGCTCCAAGGTCAGAGGCACAAGCATCAAGGCTCAAGCCATAAGTCACAAGCTCCTTGATAAACCTTCCCTCATAAAGTTTATAGGTTAAAGGATTACCCCCTTTAACTAAGATAAAAGAGTTCTTCGGATGTTTAATATGAAACGATATTTGATGTGGGGAGAAGCGTATTTTGTTATGCTTTGTATATTTTAATTCAAGTGTTTTAAAGTTGCCGCTAGGACTGTAGACCAACAAGTCAGGAGTACCAAGATTACTAAGGTTTTCAAGCCTTGTGAACGACAAATTACAATTATTTTTCTTGTTGTATAACTTAATTTCATGCCAAAGTTTTTGCTCGGGTTTCACCTTTACAGCTTCTTAATAACCTTCCCCATATTCCACGTCTCTGGCTTGATTGTAAGTGCTATTCGATGTGTTTCTCTCACACCTAATAATTTATTTTCCATCAATTGTACACCAGTAATGTCATAATATTTACCATCAGGTAATATTACTTGCACCCTAGCTTCCTGAGCTGCAGGAGACTTCAACATTTTATCTAATACTTGTCTTAATACCTTTCCGCTTAACATTGACATTTTTATAAACAATGTATATGTATTTGTCAATGGGACTACCAAAGAAACTTACAGAAATGCAAATGAAATTCGCTTACGAATTAGTAACGAATGAAGGCAGAAAAACAGCAACACAATGTGCTGTTGATGCAGGCTTTGCCAAAGAAGGAGCAAGACAATATGCATCTCAATTACAGAATCCAAAATTATATCCACTCGTAGTTAAATACATAGGTGAGTTAAGAGAAGAATGGCAGAAGAAATATGAAGTAACTTATGAAAAACATATATCAGAGTTAGGCCAGATTAGAGCTGAAGCTCTTAAAAAAGGTGCCTGGTCCGCAGCTGTAAATGCAGAAGTTGCACGTGGAAAAGCAGCAGGATTATATATTGAACAGAAAATAATTAGAACTGGTAAGCTAGAGGATTTAACAACTGAAGAACTTGAGAGTCGTATGAAGAGAATAATAGATGATTACTCTCCGATTCTTGAGGGTGTCGATGAAAAAGAATTAAAAGAACGAGTGCTATCAAAACCAAAATCTCAGAAAGACTCATAAGAGAATCTTTTCCATTTTTAATATGCAACCGGGTGGGATGACGTTTCTGTCTGAGAAGACGGCTTCCTTTTCATCATAAGACGCAAAGGTGTACACCAGTTTATTTGTTCTTTTAAACACGTAGGCATGGGTAACAATGATAGCAGGCTCCATTTTTTCGAACTCTTCTTCGGTGGCGTGTCCGCCATCAGCTGTGATGTCGACCCAACGAATACTGTAAAAATAATAACGCTTATTATTAATGATCGCATTTTTGTATTTGCTCTTCTTCCTTTTTACCATAACTACTTTTTATAACATTTATTAGTTTTTCAAAACATTCAAATAATTGTCTCGCGAGGGGTGTATACCATCTATTAGTTGTATTTAACATAGTTTTGTCTCACTTGTCTCAGCTGTGTCTCACCCCCTCTGTGCAACTACTCGTCTACTCTCACAACACTTCTAGACGATTTACTCACTTACTCACCAATTTACAAAAAAAATTTTTCAGAGTTAAAAATTTGTGGTGAAAAGTACTTATGGTGAGTTTTGACTATAATATTGATCAACCCTTGCTAGAAACTGATGCTGAAATGCAACAAACTGTTGCCCATTTACAACAAACTTCTGGAAATAGTTGTCTGGAGTACACATTAGAATGACTCCCTGTTCTATTTTTGTACCATATACAAAGTTATGGGCCATGGCATATGCTCCTAGCTGCATAAAATAATCACTAATCCATTCTACTCTCTTTGGCTTGTTAGATTGTTTGAAGTCCATGATGCTTGGTTTCTTTTCATAGATTCCAACTAAGTCTGTAGCTCCAGCATATAACCCTGGATAATGAACAGTCACCTCAGAGCCCCAGATTTCATCGAGTCTGTTATTCAGGCCATCTTCTATGATTTTCTTGGCCATGGGTGTTGCTTGTTCGCCTACGGGCGTCATATCCACAACATTCTTGCCTTCTACATATCCTTCTAAGATCTTGTGCATAGCTGTTCCTCTAGCTGCCGCTTGGTCCATGATCCTTTGTGCTTTCTCCTCGCCTTCTCGTTTACGCCAATTGGCTAATGACTCACGCTTCTCGGCAGATTGAGTCGCAGACAATATCGTCGTAACACTTGGTAATTTTTCGTTACCATCAATATCATAGTGCCTTGATCCTTTAATCAATTCACGTGTAGACTTCGGGTAAGTATAAAGTTTATTCCACTTCAATGTCTTGTTTTCTCCTCCCATTCTCTTATACCTTTAATGTATTCATATTGATTACTACTAAGATTTTTTTGTTTAGTTAATTCAGTATTTACCTCCGTACGACCTTTATGCTGCGCAAAAGATATATCAAAATAACAACCATTTTCACAGTGTCCTTTTAAAACAATAGCGTGTCTACGACACGACGGGTTTTTAGAATTGTCAGTAGTTCTAGTTGATAGGTTACCTGAGTAACCACAAGCATTAATCGTTTTACATCCCTTCATATCTTCATGTCTAGCATACACTTCAACATCAGTTATATGCGTGTTCTCCATTCCGCAAATTGGGCAATGAATTTCGTCATTTCCGCCATCATAAGTAGTAAATCTTAATTTAGGTTTTTTCTTAGTCATTTGTTTATCCTCCATTTCATAAGTTTGATGATTGTCAAAACGATCATTATACACTCTTAATATGTTCTTACAATCTTGGATGAGTACTTGATTCTTCCTGTTGTTACATCCAGCACAACAGAAAATAACATTGCCTTCTTCATATCCTTTATTATTATCAAGTCTATCAATAGACAAATTCGTTTCAATAGTTCTACTCTTTCGTTTAGCTCCCTTGTTACCAGGATTAGTTACAGCTTCTTTAAAAGTAAAAGGCTTCTCACAATACCTACAAAGTTTACCATCAGACTCTGGGTATTTGTCTTTCATGATTTGTTTATGGTTTAAGTATTCCAACCAGTAAGTTTGTTTAGTCAGACTAATTTTTATTTCTCTACCATTCTTATGTCTACGTCTGGCTGAAGGCTTTGATAAGTGAACCCATTTATTACCTACAAAACCTTTCTCAGATTGACCATATCTTTGGTCAGCTATAGCTTTTTTAATCTTGTCCCTTGGCACTAACCCTCCCGTTATCGCCTCGTTTTCTATCAGTCCATCTACATTTAATTATAGTTTTACCAGTATCGGCAGCGATGACAATATCATGACCGTAAGGCCTGTCATAGATCCAATGTTTTTGAAACGTTGGTATATCTATAATGTGTTCTGTTTCTCTATGCTTTGCCATTAGTTTCTCCCGATATAAGTTTTTTATAATGTCCACTACAACCAGCGCCTTCTAACATACCTCGTGTAAGTTTCTTAAAATAATCATCTGGGTTGTTAACTAAGTAGTCTTGACCAATACCATGTTTAATCATGTTGTATTCTATTTTATCTTTCCAGAAATAAAACGTACCCCAATAGATAGGATCTTGTAAGACATTGTTTATAGCTTTATCGTCATACTTAAGTCTATCAATCATAGGAAATTTTTCTATAAGTTGTAAACCTTTTCCGTTGTTCCAAACTAACCAACGGTGATGACAGTAGCCTCTATAACCTGGTAACTCACCTTTAATATTTATATCACACAGTTGACTACACTCAGCCAGTGGTGATGGTGTTTCAATGTAACCTTTTTTAGCTACACGACTCATCTCATTTAATAAATTAAAAGGGTTATATAAATCCTCAACAACATGTCTTGCATAAACAAAATCAAACTCATTGTCTTCGTATGGAAGTTTGTCATGATTAAAATCACAAGTTTTATAATTTTTAAAATCTTTTTCTTCGTGATCTCCTCTACCACAGAAATCTGTAGCAAAATCAATGGGTTGTTTTCCTGGTCCTAGTTCCAGTATCTTTTTATCTTTAGCAGCTACAGCTTTTATGTAGGCTAACATCTTAGGATTAGGTGCCCAAAATTTAGCCATATCGTCTTTAGTTATAGTCACATGTCTCCTTTGTTTCTAAATTGATTAGTTTGTAATGCTTCTAACTTTTTTATTTTATTTCTTAACTCTAATATTTCTCGTTCTATCTTTTCGTTATGGTTATGTAGTTTAGCATTTCTAAACTCTAACACACGTATCTGTTCTTCGAGATCATTAGGTCCTCTTTTATTTGGCAATGTCTTATCCCCTTTCTTATTATATTTAGGATGAAAACTTTTATCGTCTTGCATTTGAGCAATCATAGCTGCAAATTCCTCTACATCTTTTTGACTCATCATACTACACAGTTCTCCTTACTCACGTTAACTGTTCCATCTTTTTCCATAAACCAAACATAAGACCACTCTCTGTTGTCTGGTGTACATGCTTTACCAAAATGCATTTTGTATTTTGTGCATGAAGTCATAGCTAATGCTACGATTATTATTGCTATTATTTTCATTGTTTCCTTCCTTTAAAGAATGTTTGTAAAAATGCAGCATACGCTTTTCCACCGTTGTAAGACTCTTCATCAAGTTCTACTTCACCTTGACTCTTACACATAGTGCATTGTGCAACTACTTGTTTAGGTACACCAACTGCCTCATTGGGTATTCTTATGTAGCCGTTGCCGAAGCACCTAGGGCAGGTCTTTTGCTCCATTGTTTCATTCCTTTCTCTATTTTATTTATTTGTCTCATCATTTTAAAGTGTACATAATCAGGATTCATTCCTGCTAGATTACATACATAGTGAAAGTCCCAGCTTTTATTTCTAAACCAGTTTCTTGCTTCTTGTATTTCTCTATTTGCATACACATCGTATTCTGTTTTCTTAACAGCATCAAAGGCAGCCATAGAAACTACACTTGTCCACAGCTTTGCTTCTTCACTATTGATGTTTGTATTATCAACAGCTACTACGAATTTACTTAGCTTTGAGCTTGCCATTTAACTTCTTTGCTTTCTCATTAATTAACATATCTAGAGTTTTAGCTCTTGATACTATAGCTCCAGGCAAAATGATTCGCCTGATCTTATCTAAAGTCTGAGCGCTACTATGTGATAGTGCCACAGATTTATATTTTGTAATGTCCGTCATTTTAGTATATCCTTCTGTTATTTAGTTAGGATAATATAGAACTTTCTCATAAAGGAGTCAAGTGAAATTTTTATTAATAATGCAGGTATGTTCTGCAATACAATTAGCATGCATGAATGAAATGCCAGCAGGCGAGTATAAAAGCCATTATGACTGTGCAACCGCAGGTTATCTTAACGCTATGGGTTTAATGAGAGAATTAGGAGAAGCCGAAGTTAATAGAGGTGCTATAACCGTACAATTCAGATGTAAACCTGGAGAATCAGTTTAGAATGATTCTAAACTATTGAGGTGGATCATCTCCACATATATAACCTATAACTTGTTTACCTTTGTACTCATGATAAACATGATTACTAAACATCTTACGTTGTTTACGTTCATGAACTTTTACGTTTGAATTATACCAAGACTCACAGCTATCACCCGACACAATTTCAAATGATTGTTGTTTAATATCTCCTAGTGTTGTTAAATATAACAACGTTATTATTGTTACTTTTTCAAACATTAACGCCCCTGTCCCCGGTATAATTTAAATGTTCTACGTTTATGTTTGTTCATTTTTTGTAGGCTAGGTCTACGTCCAATCGAAGTAGTATGATGAATGGGTTCGTGTACAGTTTTATTTAAAAAATCTTTTTTCTTAGCCATCGTTATCTGTTTGTTTCTTGATCCATTCTCTATCTGTCTCGTCTAATTTTAAGTATTTAATAGATCCATTAATATATTGTTTTGTTTCTTGACCACACATTGTACATTTATAAATATCAGTTACGATTGCAACTAATAAAGTATCTTCATCACAGTGAGGACATAGACCGTGTACTGTATCAATATAACCTATTTTTATTTTCTTCATTCCAACCAGGGTGTGTAAGTTACCTTACCATCGATTCTCTGGGCTCTTAAGGATTGACCCCTGTTCTGATCAGTTGAATAACTACAGTGAATCCATCCGGATGTAGGTTCATTATCTTTGTAAAATTCTAAGATGAGTTGGTCATAGGTTAGCTCATTTTTGATGTAAAGAGCTAACTCTCTATTGTCTACACCAGGTATTTCAAAGTCTGCTGCGGCTGCGTTATCGTCTGCCACATGTTGGCTGTTTACACTACTACCAATTTCTACACAAAGCTGGGCACAACGGAATCCGCTGGATATAATTAGGGGTTTTTCAAAATGAGAACGTACCGGTTGTAATATATTTACCGCTAATGCTTTTAAATTTTCTATTTGAGCTGGGTTAGGGTTATTGTTTATCCCCTTCCTTTCAGCCACCTGGCTTTTGGTAAGCTCGTCAAGAGTTATGTTGGCGGTTAGTTTCATTTTTTGGGATAGTTTAGTACACCTTTTGAAATATCAGTTAGTCCTGTTTCTCTGTTTAAATATTTGTACTCAATTTTTGTTAAATTTAAATCTTCACTAATACGTTTACATATATCATGTTCATCAAACTCTCCGCAAGAGTAAATATCTAGCTGAATTAGGGCCGGAAATGGCTCATCCCAGATGTGCATAACTACATGAGATGTCTCAATTATAGCGGCTACTGTTAAACCTCTATTACCTGGAACATCAGAATACTTACAATAAGGTCCCATTAATATTTTCATGTTAATACTTTCTACAAAATTTCTCATCCATATCTCAGCGTGCTCTTCAAACTTTAAAGGTTCGCGAGATTCTGCTCTAATTATCAAATGTTTATGCACTAACAAATTTGTTTTCATTCTGCTTCCTATCGTATTTCTTTTTGTTTTTAAATATTTTTTTCTTGAAATATCTTAACTGACGGGCAGCAGGATTGCGCTTTTTATTTGGTTTTTTCATTTGTCGTTAAGACCGTACCAAATAACTACACCCAAAAGTATAATAGCAATTATAGTATTTATTGGAATAAAGGGCTCCATTAGTTGCTAACTCCCATCAACCAAAGCATTAAAAATATATAACAAATGGGTTCCATTATTGTATGTGAATTTTTTTGATTGATTTTGAACCATCAATATTTAATTCAATTTCAGCCTCACCGGACCAACATTGATACCTTACATTTTTACTGTACTGTCTCTTCGCCTCGCGCTTGTGCTTCAAACAAGTTCCCATCGACTCTTGTATACGTGCCTCTTTAATATCTCCTGATACAAACATTAATAATCCTACAACAGCCTCTATCATAATACTTTACCTTTGTTTTTACCTTCTTTAATTTTGTATCTTTGTGTGCCATTCGCACCAATCTCTACTTCTTCTTTAAGGTCTTTAACAAAACGCATTTGTTTTGCTTTTTTCTGCATATCAGAAATATAATTAATTACCTGTTTTATTATTCGATCCGTTGCCATTGTAATACATATCCCTATTTTTATCTTTTAGTTCTTCAATATCTTCTAAAACTTTATCCATTTGTTTTCTTAAAAATTCAATATTCACTTTGTTTAAAGCCATGTTCTCAATGTGTTTGTTAATCTTTTCAGTGGTAGTGTAAAGATTCTCAATCATCATGAATTGTTCAGAATCGGCGGGCAATGATCCCATTTCTCCCCGTGGCCATTTTATTCTAAACTCTGTGTTCTTTTCAAGATCAGACTCCATAAGTTCTAGTCGCGTGTCGTGCTTGTTGAGCTGCTCAACAATACCGAAGTAGGCCCATACTCCAACAGCAACACCTGTAACGATACCTAAAATTGTTTTAAGATCTGTGCTTACAGCTGTGTTTTCTTTTAACCTCATTTTGGCATTGCTCCTTCAAAGATAACTACATCTGGATTATCTTTTAGATATTGTATCTTTAAATTTTCCCAATGACTACCCTCTGGTTTCTTATCAATAAACTTAACCACCCCTAATTTATTACACATATTGAATAACTCTGCAAATTCTAAAGGTGGAG